CTGATTGTGTGCCGTATGTATTTTGGTGGCGCCCTTGCTTGGACTGTGAAAAATCGGATCGATAATTCTTGTGCAATCGGTGTGAACCCATATTCTGTAGAGTGGCAACAAATTGCCGATCATCTCCATCAGAAAGGCCGTGGAATCGTTTCAGGAGACCATAAAAATTATGACGGTGAGAACAACGCATGTGTGACCAATGGAATCCTTCAAATCATGGAGGACCACTATGCTGATGACTCTCAGGAGAACACCACTATCCGTGCAGCACTGTGGGACACCATGGTAGCGGCTGATGTTCTCATAGCTGGGGAAGTTATTCGCCTCACTCACTTGCAACCGTCGGGGAATTTCTTAACCACTTGGATCAACTGCGTTTCGAATCTCGTTTATCATGTGATGGTGTTTGATATCTTGTGTGAGAAGCATGGAAAAGTAGGTCTAAATTTCTTCGATCATGTCTCTATCATTACTTATGGAGATGATGTAATGTTTGCTCCAGATACGTGCTGTCAATCAATGTACAACTTTCCGAATGTTCGTGATGTATTTAACCTAGTGTTTGGAATGGTTTATACCCTAGAGAACAAATCAGTAGATGACATAGGATTTCGCCCAATCGAAGAGGTTGAGTTCCTTAAGCGTGGTTTTGTTATGAATGACTGTTGCGTGTATGTGGCCCCGCTGAACATCAAATCTATTTACGAGATGGTCAACTGGATCCGGGGTCGTCGTACGAAAGAAGCGACTGCTGTGAACGTTGAGTTTGCCGTGCGTGAGTTGTACTATCATGGGCGTGATGTGTATGAAAGGGACGCTGAGAAACTGCGTCGTGCGTGTGCAGAAGCTGGTGTGACTGCTTCCTTCCCCGCGTACGAAACCTGGGACTACATCTGGAAATACGAAAATGGTCTCTCTCCTGTAACTTCCTCAGATTTCTCAAACGTCGCAAAATTCTTCGAGATGCGTCTGGAGTCCGACTCTTCGGAGGAGGAGATGGACTGTCTGAGTGAGGAGGCTGAATGGGACCAGGCCATCTGCGATGTCAAAAATGAACTTCAAGAAGCTTACTTGGACATTGTATTTAACATCCCTTCTCGTTGTGCTCACGCTGTCGCTCTAGACAAATATCACTATACTTTAACGTTTTTGAATCAGATAACTCCGCAAAATTACTACATGCTCTTCAAGCTTCGCGCACAGTGCCTTAAGCACTTTGCTCTGTATAAAACTTCCCCTCAGCCTTCAGCTGAGAATCTAGAAAGTGATGGTTTTGAAGAGGAAGTCGGTATGATTGCTCCCTATGAGCCCAGTTCGATTATGAATGTGTGTGTATTCTCGGCCCAAGTCCGTGTAGTATGTGTATGTGGTGCAACCGCAACGCTAGCTGCGGTCGGATGTTTGGAGCTGTGGCTGTAGACATCCCGTCTGAATCTGAGAGTGATTCTGAGTCAGACGATGAGAGTGAGAGTGGGAGTGAGTCTGGATATGATTCAGACGAGGAGGAGGAAGATGATCCAACCTCCACGTCTCGGAACATTCCTCTGCATTTGATCTTGATCTTCTATATGTTAGAGTTTGTAGTATTTAATGTCTTAGGTAATTTCTGTAGGATCAATGTTCCAAAT